TTCCTAATCTCTTCTGGTGGTTTTTCTAAGTTGGCTCTTATTGCTTATGGTGCCAAGATTAAATTATTAACGAAGTTTACGCTTTATGATAAGATTGACGCAACAGCAGACACTATGTTGTGGGCTGGTGTAGCTTTACTTACCGGAGCAATGATAGAAAAATTTAGAAAGAAAGATGATAAATAAAATTTTAGCAGCTTTTGCAGCTATTGGTGCTTTTCTTATTTATCTGGCTGGTAAGCAGAGCGAGAAAGGGAAGCAATCAAAACGAGCAACTAAAGTAATTAAAAATGTTAAGAAAGTTCAAGACGATATTGACACTATGTCTGCTAGCACTAAGCGTAAGCTCATGCACGAGCGGTTCTCTCGATCTGGGGAATAGAGACTTACAGTGTAGAGATGTTATTAAATGTGTAAGATTAACACCACAAGAAATAGATGCGCTCAGCGATAAATCACTTGAGGTGCTTCTATTTAATAATCTCATAGTCTGTAAACAAGATGAATAAATTTACTAGTGATCTAGTTGTTAAATCGTATGATGAAACTAAATGGGAATTAACTGAAGAGTTTTATTTCTATTTTAGCGAAGACGATAAAAGTACTGGTGTTACGGTACCAAAAGGTTTTATCACAGACTTTGCCTCAGTACCAAGAATTTTATGGTCAATCCTCCCACCAACTGGTAGATATACCAAAGCCGCAGTATTACATGATTTCCTTTACTCAAACGCTTCACACCTAGAATTGACCCGCAAGCAATGCGATAAAATGTTTCTGCAAGGTATGGAGATTTTAGGGGTTAAACGCTGGGTACGAAATACAATCTACCGAGCCGTAAGGATATTCGGTAATAAATATTATAAAAAGGATTAGCTCTCTTTATTAATTGCATAATATAACAATGCTATCGCATCCGCTTCATTATCATCTTTTGGATTATGCCCTAAATCTTGAACCGCCTTTATTACCTTTTCCTTATTGGCATTGCCTTTTCCGGTTATGTATTTCTTGATGGTACCTACCGCCACACCTTCGTAAGGAATTTTATTATCTTCGCAAAACATAGTTAACGCAGCCTTGAACCCACCATAACAATGCGCAGCGTCAACACCAATATGTTTTCTCACCTCTTCAAAATAAATTACACCTATACCTAGTAATGAACTGTTATGGATTTCCTGTAGGTGGTTTCTAAAATTAACAAACCTTCTGTCAGCACTTTGAAAACGAGTAGCTTTAAAGTTTTCACTATAAGATACCATCCCTAATTCTGTGCGTTTGGTAGTCATAGCAAAACCTGTGGTAGTGCCTAAGTCTAAGGCTAATATTATTTTAGTCATTTTCTAATTCTTCGATTTCAAAGCAGTTAATCATTTTAGTAGCGATAATTAATTTATCTAAATACCACTTAGCTTTCTTTAAATCTTCTACTTTGTTTTTATGGTCAGCTCGTGAGACATATTTTATAATGTTACCTTTGCAAAAGCCAGCTAATTGCGTTGGTGATAATTTAGCTTTTAAATAATCAAAAGTTTCTATGTCGCCAAACTTATAGTAATCTGGGTTTATATTATCTTTACTCATACCGTTTACTTTTTATAGTTAATACCTTCCCAACCTTCCGCAGCCACGGGGCAATCTTTAGCCCAGTTGGGTGTTGCTGCCATTAAATTACAAAATCTTTCTAGTGGGTTCTGTAATGTTGTTTGCTGTGGTACCTCTGCAACTAATTCGTCATGTACGGATAGAACAATATTAAAACCTTCATCTTCTATACGCAGCATAGCATCGGCCATTAAATCTCTAGCTACGGCTTGAGTTATATTCTCTACCAGTTTACCGCCGTATGTGCCATTACGAAATGCTTTACCCATCTTTTCAGCTAGATAGCTTAGTTCCATAGACTCACCCCAATCGTTTTGCTTCATCTTCAATTCTGGTTTATAATAGTGTAGACAACGGCCACTTGGTAATTGACACTTTAAGAAATCATCTTGCATAAACCAAATAGTTTTACCACATTCTACACGATTGCCAGTTCTCACCGCTGTGTGTGCAGCTTTCTCTTGATCGTACCAAAGTTGCCTAACATGATGATATGTTTGGCGATAAGTATTAATAGCTGTTTTAGCCAAATCCTCATGCACTTTAATACCCCAACTTAAACAAGTCTCGTAGAATTTAGGTGCGCCCATACCGTAGCCTGCACCAAGTATAGCAGCTTTACCTAATTGTCTTTGCTCTGCGGTTATATCTTTGACATCTACTCTATAAATTTTAGATGCCATATCTTTGTAAAGGTCCTCACCATTTCTAAATTGGTTTAGCATCTTCTCACTACCTGCAAGCCAGCCAAGAACTCTAGCCTCAATAGCTGCAAAGTCAGCAACCAATAGTTTCTTGCCTTGTGGTGCGCATACCATACCTCTTATAGCTGACGACATGAAACCCATTACATCATCGGTTAGCATCTCAATACTTGATGCGCTGCCTTGCTTAATTAGCTTGATAGCAGTAGCCATATCTTTAATATTCCCTCTTGGTAGGTTTTGGAATTGTACTAATTTACCAGACCATCTACCAGTTGAAGCACCATGGTACATAAGCACATCACGGATTCTACCATCTGGTGCGCAAGAATTCTTCATTGCTTCATATTTTGCAGTAGATGTTTTGCTTAATGCTTGGCGTATTTCTAATACTCTTTTAACCTTAGCATCTTTAACAGTTTTCAAAGCTTGCTCTACATCTGCTTTAGTTAGCCCAGATAATTCTTCGCCACGTTCTTTACACCATTCAAGGATTCTAGCTCGTTGGCCAACAGTAGTTATCTTGCCTTCGGTTAATATATCTAATTCTTTTTCTAGTTTTTCTGAATACTCACCTAATATCTTTAGTGATTTATTAACAGCATCTATGTCTATATGGACACCACGCTCGTTAATCTTTTGGTCTAACTGCCAAACTTTTAATTCTCTATTTGGTAGACCACCTAGTTTGTTTGCTATTGCGTACTCTGCCTCAACGTCTGATTTACAATAGTCATATAGTGTTTGGAATTTTTCTGGGTATTCTTGTTGCTCAAAGAAACCACCAACTCTTGGCTTAGGTTTAGAGAGTTGTAACATAACTCTTTTACCTTCATCATCTTTAATAGTTGAAAGGCCAAGTATCTTACCGGCACCGCCCAATGATCTAGGTAAAGCGTGGTATGCTGCAACACTAGCGGAACACCGCCACTGCTCCGGTTTAATCTCTGGCCAACCGTAACGTTTAACCATTATGTTTTGCCAAATAGCTTTTTCAAAGAAAGCGTTGTGAGCTTCTACTAAAGTGCCGCAACGGATAACACTTGGTAAGGTTAATGTACTAGGCTTATTCAAGTCTAGCTCCTCTGGTTTTAGTAAGTAAACTTCACTATCATATTGTTTAACAGCCATACAAAGTATCTCGGTACTTGGATGCAATGAATACACCCAAGCACCGGACTTCTTTATATCAACCTCTGATCTTGTTTCAAAGTCAATATAGATCATTTCTTACGCCAAATCCGTTTAATCCTATAGTCGATCAATAGCTTTATGATTTTCATAATAATCATTGTGCCAAAGAATGCGGCGATCCCAAGAGACGCTCCCAACACTTGCTGTTCCATAGAGTTTAATGTTTCCATACCTATCCTAATAAGTTTGAAGATTTATAATTATCTGGGTTGTCAGCTTCATCATCAATAACGTCAAACTCATCTTCCGCAGCTATACGTGGGGTGCCACTAAATGGTTCTCCATCTTTAACTTTTTGTACATTAGTTAAAGATAGTGAAACCCCTTTATTCATCTTATGATCATAAGCAAAAGGATTAAGACTTGCACGGATATAACAACCGCCATAGATTTCTTCTTCATTTAGGATTGGTTGTGTTTGAGCGTCAACAACGCCTGGCTTGCGAGTGTTCTTAACAGTGATGTAGATTTTACCTTTATACGCAAGTACTTCATTACCATTTTTATCACGTTTAGCATCCCCATCTTTAAAATTAGGGTGGTTAAACGTGGGTATTTTATCCCCCCATTTTTCTTTAGATACTTTATCTATAATATTTTTAAGTGGGGATAGATCCGTTTTCTTATCAAACAGTATATCTACTGAATAATAGTATTTACCATTATCCTCATTTAATCTTGGTGTGAAAAGTGTTGGGTAAGAAGCTTGCCCGATTGGAGTAATTACTTTATTAGTCATGTCATTACGTGTTATTAAGTTAATAAAAAAATTTAGCCTTCAATGACATCAAAGTCACTTCTAGCCGTTGGCTCCACAGCAGGCCTCTTATCGCTAACAGGCACCATTGTGTTACCGTTATCAGGTGTCTCACAAAGTGAGGCAACTAATTCCTTACCAACCAGCTTTTCTAATTGAGCTGGTGATTTTAATTTTGGATTGGTTAATAGAGTTTCTAGTGGTTGATCTTCCATTAATCTTTCTTTTGTTTTTTCTTCATCAATCCATTTACGATTAGCTCTTTTCTTAACGAGCTTGTACCCATCAATAGATTGGCCACGTTCTAATTCATTGAACGCATAAGACTCTACGGCTTTTAGCCATGAAGATATTACTGGTGCAAAGTCTAAAACCTTTTTAATATCAACTGGTTTTAAACTGTCTGGTTCTGGCAATATTATTTCTTCGTCTTTAAATTCTGCTTTAGCAACTTCTTGCAAACCTTCTATAAACTTGGGGCATATTGTTTGAGCAGGGCAAAACCTACACCATTCACCCCTATTTAAATCACCAGTCATTACCTTCTCTTGCTTAAAGTGCTTGGGGTCTAGGTAAACTGTTGTAGTTTCTTTTTCACAATCTTTAACCCCTTTCTTTAAAGTCTTAGCAAACTTATCAAGGTAGCCAACAGTAGTTACCCAAGATTTAATTGGTTCACCTGCCGCTCTTGGCTGAACGATAGTAAGTTTGATCTGACTATCGGGGTGTAAGTCTTGTAAATTGGCCGCACCTAAACCATAGTATGCTAGCTGTGTATTTTCCTCCGGGCTTACCGCAATACCAGCGCCATGTTTATAATCAATAACCTCAAGCATGCCAAGCATATCACTAAACACACAAGCATCATTGGTACCAAACATTTCGTCATGCACGAAAGCCAAACTAAATTGGGTTTCAATATAAGCTCTACCTAGCTTTGCTCTGCTTCTTACATAATCTACATAGACTGTAACCGCTTCAACCATATCTTCATTGACAAAGTATTTACTTCCGTCATCTAAAGTTATTTCTTGGTCAGCATAATCACTAGGGTTATTATTGTTCATTAAACATAACTCACCTAATTTGTGAGCTGCGGTACCTTCTTGAGCATAGACACTTGACGGCTGCGGTGGCACTGTCTCGGATAGCTTAACACTACCCGGACAGTTTAACCATCTACTAGCTGACGAGGCACCATATTTTGAATGTGCTTGAGGCATGATACTACGCTATTTTGTTTAATAATTCTGGGTACTTTTCTTGAGGTACCGCTGGGAAGTTTGCATAACCACCTAGTTCTTTGAAGATATTAGCTAAAGCTTCTTCTCCGTTATCTTGAATGAAAGCTACTAGCTTCTCCATAACTTCGTCTCTAGTTGGTAGTTCTTCTTGAGTCTCCGCTTTAGGTTCTTCTTTAACTACTTCTTGCTTCGGTTCTTCAACTTTCTTAGGCGCAGCTTTCTTTTTAGGTGCTGGCTTTTTAACTTCTTCCTCAATAGCTTCTTCAACTTTTTCTTCTACCTTTTGAGTAAATTCTTTTTTAGTTTGAAGAACATCTTTAGCATAAACCTTTGGTGGGTTCGGATTACCTAATGGTAATTCTTGCTGACCAGATATTTTATTCTCTTCAATCTGTACTAACCTTGAAGTGTTGTTAGCTATAACTGAAAGCAATTCAATTATTAGAACATCAGTAGCAGCGCCACAGT